CCGCCCGGTTTCAGATCGCGGAACTGTTTGGAACGCTCTGCCCCGACAAGGTACGGGGCGAAGCGTCGGGCATTATTGGTAAGGTGATCGAATGCCCATTTGAGGGCGGACACAGTTCAGAAGGTGGAAGCGGAACCATCGCAATTAACGCAACGGACGCGCATGCTGAGCGCGGTACCATAACGTGCAAGCATGACTCGTGTCAGGGCCGCAAGAACGCCGAATATCTGGCGGAAATGCTTGCGCAGGGGTGGTTCACCGAAGAACAGCTATTCGACCCTGATTCCGGGTTCATTCTGGAACCGGGCGAAGAAGTAAACGCCGCGCCTGTAGACGAATTCGAACTCGTCGCGGATTGGCTACCCAAGCGTTTCAGCCTTAAGGGCAATACGATCTACGCCCATAACGAAGATGAAAGCGTACCAGTCTGTCAGTCTTTCGACGTGGTGGGGCGGTCTTCAAATGCCGATGGCACCGATGATGCAGGCCGTATCCTTTCCTTCGTAAACGAGAACGCCAAACGGGTGGAAGTGACCATTTCCCGTGCGGACATTGCAGGAGACGGGCACGCCGTACTGCGCGAACTGGCGGCAAAGGGGCTGTTGATCTACGGGCGCGGGAAGAAGGCCACCGACCTATTACTGGGGCTGTTGAACGAGATCACGCCAAAGCGGCGGGTTCCGACTGTCTATGTGCCCGGTTGGGTCCGCGATGAACATGGCGAGATTGCAGGCTTCATGTGTCCTACAGGGGTCTATGACCGCGTCAGCGGTCCACATTTCCGTCTTCTGGAAGGGTCCCGTATCGAAGTGGTCAAGATTAAGGGGACACTTGCAGGATGGCAGAGTGCGGCGGAAGAGGCGCTGTCCTACGCCGACTCTAACTTCTATTGGCCCTTAGGCCTGATTTCCGGCTTCGCTGGGCCGCTTCTGGGAATTCTGGAATGGCCCCCTTGCGGGTTCAGCCTGTCCGGCATGACGTCCAAGGGCAAGACGCTGGCGCAGCTTATGGGGGCGGTGGCGTGGGGTTCCCCGGAACCGGGGCGCGGCGTGCTGTTCACTGCCAACACCACCGGCAACGCGATGGAAGACCTTGCGGTTCGGGGGACTGACGCCTTTTTGGGCCTTGATGAAATCGGGTCCATGTCGGACAAGCGCGCGTTGGGGTCCATCCTTTTCGCCATGTCCACGGGCCGCGCCAAGAGCCGAAAAAGTGGCCCCGGACGTGGGCTGACCGAAGGTGACAACTTCCGTCCTTTTGTGATCCTGTCGTCTGAACAGGGCCTGCGCAATGAAATCTCAGGGGCAGGTGACAAGTACCGTGGTGGCTTGGCTGTTCGCTTCCCTGAGATTGACGTGTCAGAGGGCACGAACATCGGAGCGAAGAAACTGGCAAAGCTGGAAGCGTTCAAGGCGAATTATGGCCACGCCGGACCCCTTTTTGTGCGATACTTGATCGAGTCCGGTATCGCCGCTGACCGCGCCAAGCTGGAAAAGGAAGTTTCAGAGATAGCGTCCAAGCTCGCCGAAGGTGCGGGCGCAGCAATGACGCGCGCGGCGCGGGTGTTTGCGGTCGCGCAGCGTGCCGGGGAACTGGCGGCTGACGCCGCGTTGCTGGGTGACCCAGCGCTGGCCAAGAAGGCTATCAAGACTGCCGTTAAAAAGGCATGGGATGTGTTCACCGCGTCGGATGAAGCCGGGGCCGCGACGGGTGGGGAAGCTCTTCTGGACGGGCTGCGCAGCTTCCTGTTCGGTGAACGGAACCGCCGTATCATCGCCATCGGCAACCTCACCGAAGTCTCAGACGGGCACGTAAACGCACGGGGCGACGTGCTGGGCTGGGAGGATAGCGCCGTGATCTATCTGGACAGTTCCAAGATCAAGGACCCGTCTGTGTTGGGGGTGGACATTGGTAAGCGGGATGAACTGTTGCGCCAGCTCAAGGAACTTGGGGTCCTGATCGTACCGGATGGGAAGGGGAACACTTTCCGCCAGTTGCCGAAGGAACTTGCCGAATGCGCTGGCGAGCAAGGCGCAGCGGTTCGGAATATCAGGTTGTGTCGGAAGGCGTTGGGGATTTGAGAGGGTGGGGGCCGCGTTAGCGGCCCTTTTTTGTCTGCGCCGACCTTGCGCCGACCCCCGCGCCGACCTCAAACCCCTTATTTTTATGGCTGCGCCGCCTGCGCCGACTAAAATAGATTTTAATAGTGTGTCTTCTAAAAATAGGCCTGTTTCCCCCACCCACCGCAGTAAAACTGCGCCGCCCTGCGAAAATGGTCGGCGCAGGTCGGCGCAGGTGGTCGGCGCAAGGTCGGCGCAGGTGGTCGGCGCAGGTCGGCGCTGATCAACTGACCGCGTTGACATTTCGTTCACTATGACGCTCTATCTAGTGAAAAACGAATACAGGGGGCACGACATGCAGGGCAATCTCACCTCACTTGAGCTATGCGCGGGCGCGGGCGGACAGGCACTAGGCGTCGAACAGGCGGGATTCGCGCATCAAGCCTGCGTTGAGGTTGATGAATGGTGTCGCCACACTCTGAACCTGAACCGCCCGGAATGGAACGTCTTGGAAGGGGCACAAAGCGACCTGACCAAGTTCGACGCCCGCCCCTACGCCGGGGTTGATCTGATCGCAGGCGGGGTCCCCTGTCCCCCATTCTCGAAAGCTGGAAAACAGCTTGGCGCAGCCGACGAACGGGACCTGTTTCCGGACGCTCTGCGCGTGATAGACGAAGTCCGCCCCAAGGCCGTGATGCTCGAAAATGTCCGGGGCTTTCTCGACGCGGTTTTTCATGACTACCGCCAGAAGCTGAAATCGCAGCTAAAGGCCATGGGATACACCTTCGCAGAATGGCACCTGTTCAACGCCTCAGATTTTGGCGTATCGCAGCTTCGCCCCCGCGTGGTTATCGTCGCAGTGCATGACCGATACGCAGACAAGTTCGAATGGCCCAAGGGCGGTAACATGCGCCCGCCTACCGTGGGTGAGTATCTTCATGACCTCATGGCGGCGAACGGTTGGAAAGGTGCAGACGCATGGGCCGCGCAGGCCGATGAAATCGCCCCCACTATCGTGGGTGGATCGAAGAAACATGGTGGGCCGGACCTAGGCCCCACCCGCGCTAAACGCGCGTGGGCGTCCCTTGGGGTGAATGGCATGACCATCGCAGAAGAGGCCCCCGAACCTGACTTTGAGGGAATGCCCCGGCTGACTGTTCGCATGGTGGCGCGTCTGCAGGGCTTCCCAGATACCTGGCAATTCGCCGGACGCAAGACCGCAGCTTATCGCCAAGTAGGCAACGCATTCCCCCCGCCCGTCGCTCAAGCCGTCGCCACCAACCTCAGAGCGGCTATCACGGCGCGCAGACTACACGCGGTGGCGTAATGGATGCATGGCTACTGCACGCCCGCCGCAAGTTTCACGCCGAATGTTTGGCGGGGCCTATCACAGAAACAAAGGGCGTTTCTTCTATCGCGGACATCGCAAGCAAACCAAGCCGCGAAATAGCCGCCAGCGTTGTGGCGAAGATTGGTGCGACAAAGAGCTATGCCGAAAAACCGGCGGGGCAGACTTCTGGTAGTATGTTTGAAACCGCCTGTCAGAACTTTGTTGCGGCGTGTTTTGCGCAGCTTTCACACTTGCGCCCCGGCGCTTTCACCGTCGAAAAGGGGCAGGCGATATCCCTTTTTGACCAGTATTCTCACCTAGACGAACTGCGCGCGCTTGCAATGGGCAACAAAGAACTGCGCACGCTTTTGGGAACCGATTACCTTATCAAGCCCGACGTTGTGGTAATCCGCCAACCCGAAACTGACGAGACAATCAATCGGGACCTATTGTTAGTAGATGAGTCTGTTGCTCGACGCACTGCACTGCGCCAGTCAAATGGGGCGAAGGCAACGCTTCACGCGTCCATAAGCTGCAAACTCACAATCCGGTCAGACCGTGTCCAGAATACCCGCTCTGAGGCGCTAAACTTGGTCAGAAACCGCAAGGGCAGATTGCCCCATATTGTAGCAGTGACCGCAGAGCCGGTCCCGTCTCGTATTGCTGCAATCGCCCTTGGAACAGGGGACATGGATTGCGTCTATCACTTCGCCTTGCCAGAACTTGTTGAGACGCTGCGCGAACAAGACCGTGAAACATTGGAACTGGTGGAAACCATGATTGAAGGGCAGCGCTTGCGCGATATCGCAGACCTTCCTCTTGATCTGGTGATCTAGCAAAATAGCCCCTTCCAGCCGCCATGCGCGCCGCGAAATGCAACTCCCCAAAAGCTGTATACTATAGTATGCAATAGTATACCGAATGCTGACGAAAACGCACTGCTTCCAATCTAAACCATTGAAAAGACTCGCGAATCATGCTGGTGCGCCTTATAAATTGGTGCAGGGTCCCCAAGGCCAATTTGTAAGAAGGGCAAATCAGCATGAAAATCGTTACGTACATCCGCGTAAGTACTGAAAAGCAAGGGCAGAGTGGCCTTGGTCTTGAAGCTCAACGCGCCGCTATCGCGGCCTACGCCAAGACCGCTAACGCGGTCACAATCGCTGAATTCAGGGAGGTTGAGTCAGGCCGCAACAACGCCCGCCCAGAATTGGAAAAGGCCCTCAGAGCCGCGCGTGTACACGGTGCCAAGCTCGTTATTGCCAAGCTTGACCGCCTTAGCCGGAATGCCGCATTTCTCCTTAAATTACAGGACTCTGGGGCCAATTTTACCGCATGCGATATGCCCGATGCATCGCCCTTCACGGTCGGAATTATGGCGGTGTTGGCACAGCAAGAGTCCAAGATGATCAGCGACCGAACCCGCGCTGCGATGCAAGCCGCGAAAGAGCGTGGTCAGGTCTTCGGCAACCCGTATGGCGCTGCAGCCCTGCGTCGTGCTGGCATGGGTAATACCGCCTCACGGCGGTCAGCGACCCTCAAGGCGGATCACCATGCCAATGACCTCAAGGACGTTCTGGAAGACCTTGAAACAAGCGGCATTACGACCCTGTCAGGCATCGCCAAGACCCTGAATAAGCGGGGTATCAGGACCGCAAGAGGGGGAAAATGGCATGCATCGACAGTCGCAAATCTCCGAAAGCGTACAAACATGCCTGCGTCAGCAGGCAACACACCATAAACACCCATTAGACACTATATTTAGTAGCAGGGACCCAAGCCACCCCCTAGGGGTGCCCCTTGGGGGCCGCGTAGATGCTGTATGCAAGTATGTTTGCAACTTTAGTTGCAGTGGTGCCCCAAATCTTAAACCACATATAATTTTTTGGTCAGGGACCCGCCGACACCGATTTCCCTTTTTATGAAATCTCATTGCCAATTTTCAGATTCAAATTTGGTCGAAAAATAGTTGCATAGTGAGCTGACCATCACTCCCACCCAGAACCTCCAGAATTTTGACCCGTTCGCGGCCCGTTTCCTTCGTGAATATCGTAACCTGCAGTATACTGAGGGCACTTCTCCAGAAGTTCGACGCGTTCTCCACGCGCAACTCGCGAGGATCGCTGGCGATTTGTCTGCCACTGGTTCCCACGATCCTCGCACCCCTTCTCAGCAGACAAGAAACAGGAGGCCACCAATTGGCCGAAACCCACGAACTCAGACTCAAGATTGACGCCGCCCCGGCAAAGCCCAGTGGCAGGGCTGCGGACAGGAAATATTAGCACGCCTGTAGGCGTACACAGTCAGTCAAGTACACGATACCGCCCACCGGTTTCCCATTTCACAATGTCTGAGTCCTTCGGCACTTCCAGCGAGTAGTAGCTGTATTCCGATGCTTGCTTGATCCACTTGTATTGCGCGCGGGTGAATCGCAGCATCATGAGATTTTCACGAATTTCCAAGTGAATCTTCTTGATGTTGGCATTTAGCGCGAATG